GTTTTTGCTTGGTTTCATTGTAGAAACCTTTTTGTAGCGTTTTTTTGATAGAGTCATAACGTTAGAGTCTTATGCCACCTCGTGAAACTCGGTAACTGTTTAATCTTTTGTTCTTGCCACGTCCTTTTGAGTAGCTTTTTCTGCCCGTTCTGCCACGGAAGCGTTTTTTGTATCGCATTGTTTTTTGGAGAGTTAATTTGATAACTCTATGACAAATCTAGGATTTGTTTTTTAATTGACAAAATTTTTTTTCGTCAATTAGCACCAATATATCAAGTAACAATTGGTGCGTGCCTCCTTCCGTCGGCGAAAATATTAATATTAAAACAAGTTTTAACATTAATATTTTCTATTAAAGGCGGAACTACGTTCCTTATTTTTATTTATTATTAATTTTTGATTAATATTATTAATGCCTTTGTAGAAGGCTATTTTTTTTCGTTTTATTTTAATCAGTCCTTTATTTTCACTGCGTTTTATTCAGTCCTTTATTATTTTTCACGAAAAAATGCCTTCTTTTGAAAGGCATTTATTATTATTTTTTATTCAGTTTTTATCTGAATGAAGGGTCTGAGTAGTAACTCATTTTCCTATTTGCTTTGATGTTGTGAAACATATGTACTAAAAGTACATCTTCTTCCTCGTCTTCGACTGCGAATATCCTGCGAGTAGGATTAGCGTTTATGAAGTCTTGATTGAGTTCTGGCGGATTTGCTGGGTCGAATATTCTTCCCATATGCCAGAAGTCAAGATTTGTTTTAAAGTAGCCGTGAACGGTTGAGGGGATGTATTTGTACTCTGCGTATCTCGGAATGTATCCAAATACTTCTTGATCTCGTTCGCTATCAGTAACAATAAGTTCTTGGTTGAGAATAGCTTGTTCTCCGATATGTTCAAATTCTGGCCAGAAGTAATCGAATTTATCATTTTTAGACCACATTTTTGGGATTCCTTGTTGATAAGCCGTTTTTGGCATAACAGAGCAAATACCTATGATGTAGCCGTGTTCTTCACAGTATTTTGACATATGACCACTGTTGCCTAAATTGAGTCCGTGACCTGCCATATTCCCTTGAGGTGAATCGAGAGTTTCGGAAGTTTGCAGTACTTCGGATATCATTACTGGAGACATAGAACCGCCAATATATTCAGGGCGTTGTAGCCTTGCATCTGATGAACGAACGCCAAAGTGTGCGAGAATAGACTCTATGTAACGGGAACCTGCACGGGCGTTTTTCTCTAACCATTCTTGAAGCTTGAAGGCTCGTCTAAGGTCGTTGATAGTTGCGGAGGTTGCGTCTGTTAAATCTACTTCCAAATTTGCGGAATTATCCAATGCCACTTGATTACCTGCATCATCTGTTAAATCGCCCGAAAAGTTGTTATTAAGACCTTTTTGACCACCAGTAACAGGGGAGCCATCAGAGTAATATAAATCGGAGCCATAAGTGCCTATTCCGTTGGGAACCCATTTTACATCTGCGGAAGTTCCAAGAGGCAAGCGAACGGGAGCGCCTTTTTGAGCCCAAGGAAGTGCGGAAGTGAAATAATCGTGTTGCCAAGCTCGTTTACGAAGTCTGAACCATTCTTCATCTGGCGGATTAATACCAGCAACTACGTTTTCAAGTGTATCTTGAAGAGAAGGCACTAAATTTTGATCTCTGTAGTATTCATTATAGATCATTTGATAAGCTAAGAAAGGCATAATAGATACTTGCTCCTTTCCAATATTACCAAGGGAGTACGGGTCGTGAGGTAGTCCTAAGTAATCAGCTAAACGATAATCTACATCTGTATTTCGAGGTACACCGACAGATTTTAACTCACAAGTCGGAGGTAAGACAGCGGAGAGACCATCTTCGCCACCAGTGATAAAGCGTTCCCAATCTTTCCATAATAGACGATTTGGTACATAGAAGAAATGTGTAAATACGTTTACTTCGTGCATTACCGGAGCGACCATTGGCATCATTCTGAGCATTTGAGAAGTTGATATATGGAACTTATCGCCTGGCACTACTTCTTGACATAGTACGGGTACGAGGTCGCCCATTGACATACTGAATTTTCTATCGTGTGATAGGTTGAAGGTTGATGATCTAGGCTTACTGAAAGCCACTTTGCTAAAGATTGACATAGTAATTAAATTTTTTAATTGCGAGAGATCGCGGTTGTTTTTCTAAATTTTTGAATTGTCGTACGATGAAATAATCCCAATTTTTAATCGGTTTTTTTCTGCTTTTTCTCCTGATCGTCATACATTTTTTTGACTCTCTGCGGAAAAAGTTTATCGGCAGTTGTATCGAATCTGCTTTCATTGAGGTCTTGCATTTTAAAGTTTCTTAATTGCTTTTCCTTCTGAGTGAATATTTTATCACGATAATATCTGGGAAGTGGTAGTTTTTTATTACCTAACATTGTTACCCCTCTCTCTACATCTTCTTTATGATATTTAACCATCTCGTCAGTTAAGTAACTGACGCCAAGTCCTTTGGACATCAAGGCCTTTTCTATTGTGCGATCGTCCCACGGGTCGCTTTTCTTAATTTTACCTGCGCTTTTTAAGGCATATTTAAGGGTGTAATATATACTAGCTTCTTGTACTTTACCAACGTGTATCTGTCCTTTATCCCACGTTTTTTCAATGTCGTTAACGTCTTTGATATTATAGACGATAGCGTGATAGTGCGGTCTGTACGTTTTTTCTCCATATTCGCCTGCTAGAAAGTACTTTATTTTTTCGTCTGACACTAAGGAGTTGCGATAGCGTAAATCCTTCCAGAATTGTTGTGTATCGCTGTATTTTAAGTCCATTAGTCCGTTTGAAGTATAAGGTAAGTTCTCGTCGTCGTACGTCAGAGTTAAGAAGTGAGCAGATGACGAGTTTCGCAATTCCGACTGTAAGCGGATGAACCAACTGTTTACCCGTAATTTCCTGCATTCTATACATCGTCCACAAGGAACTTGCTGTTGTGCATACGTATCTGACAGTTTTTGTTTCCACGTTTCTTTTCTGAGGTTTATCGGTGTTATACACATTCATTATTTTGACCACCAGTTTTTAAAGCTTCTCCACGCTTTGCCACGTAGGTCTGGGTCTGACATTATTTGTGAAGGTATCCTAAAGATTGGAGAGTCTGTAGGCTGAATACCTAAGCGTTTTAGGTTAAGATCGAGTTTTTTTAGTTCGATATCGGCTTTCATATTTTCGCCTTGCGCTTTTAGGTTTGAGATTCTTGCAATACTTTCTTGTATGCCTTGAGCAGTGCTTTGTATTTGAGCCTCCGTAAGTTTATTTCCAAGCTGTGAGGATCGGATTTGTTGTTCGATCGAATCGCCTTGAAGTGAAGTATTTCGGAGATTAGCCTCAGCTGTAGCCACAGTATTAGACCAGAGTTCTTCTGCTTGGTTTGTTTGCTGTGTTGTTCTTGCTGTACTGGCGAGAGTATTGGCTGTGGATGCGTTAGTGTTTGTGATTTGTGCATCCATAACGTCTTGTGCCTTTTTTGCATTGTCGATTTCTATTTGCTGTTTTTTGTTAGCCACATAATTCTGCATTGCTAGGAATGCGCCTTGGCCTACTTCGTTCATAGTTGTATCGACTGGTAGAGCGGAAACGCTAGGAGCGGTTAAGTTAGGTTCGTGTGGCTGTTGTGCAATAGTACCTTGGCCATAGATTAAATGAGGATTAAGACCTGCTTCTTTGAATCTTGCCATTTGCATAAGTGGGGAATTATACTGGTTTGTTTTATCCCACATCTTTTCATTCCAATCAATGTTTTGTTGATTAACTTCTTGCTGGAATGCAATATTTCTCTCATTCATTAAATGAGCCTCGTGACGTGCTTTGCGTCCTTTTCCTATTCCGCCGATCAAGGAACCAGCGGCGCCGATTCCTGCGGCGGCGATACCCATCCAGCTCATTACTCTACTATTTCAGCGTCGTCAGCTGGTGGGGTTTGTTGTTTATTTGCTTTCGCTTTTTCTACGGATTCCTTCATCTGGGCGTAGTCTTTGCGTCCTGCGTCACGCATTGCGTGTACCTGAGAGATGTCGAGACCACGTAAGTCTGGTAAATCCTCAGTGAATTCTAGTTCTCGTGTAAGGTCGCCAAGTGTACCAGAGGCGAACTTTTGCATTATCTCACGAACTGAGAGAGATTGGTCGGGAACCGTTTCGGAAGGAAGAAAGTTTTTCTCCTTGTTTTTGCTTGGTTTCATTGTAGAAACCTTTTTGTAGCGTTTTTTTGATAGAGTCATAACGTTAGAGTCTTATGCCACCTCGTGAAACTCGGTAACTGTTTAATCTTTTG